CTGACATTAACACGGTGCATGATTTATTGGTAGGTGATCGGGGGGAATTGAGGAGGAGGGCCGGCAACTTAGAAGCTGCTCAGAAAACAAAGTATAGATTCATATCTAGGCAGGCTAAAAAATTATGGAATGATTGCAACCGTACAAAGATTGCAAAATTTTTGGATGGTTATGAGAATCTCAAACATAAAGGCTACTATATGGTGTATAAATATGCTTTGACGCATTTTGCTTCTTGGTTTTCAAGAGAGACTCTTGCTCGATTAGCCATAGTCAACAGGGAGCTAAGGACCAGATATGTTAATGGTCACAAACTCTCAGATGAAGACGAGCTAATGTTAAAATCTCTGGACGCTCAAATCAAGCGAGAACTTGCTAAATTTTCCAAAGTTCCGCGCTTGTATACTGCGTACGGTGCTGGCTGCATGTATGCTAATGAACTCCCAGAGTTCGTTAAAATAGGTATAGATGGAGTTCATATGGTTGAACACAACGGTGTGGTTATGCTCATTAACATCATGGCTAAACCTAAAAAAGATTCAATGTCCACTATATTCAAAGAATTATACAGCGCATTATCTGCGACTGACTTTGTATATGTAGCCATTTTTTCTGATGATATGGTTATGTCTGGAAACGTTAATGGAGCTTCTTTTTGCACCAATGTTGATATCTCGTCCAATGATTCATCACAGGATGTACCAGCTTTTTTGTTAACATTTGCTTGTATGGCGAATTTTCACCCCCGCAGGGCCAAAGGACTAATAGAACAGTGTTTGCAACCAATAAGGATTCGTGATCCCGAAGATAACGCATGTTCCATGACTATTAAGTTCAAAGGACCCTTCGAGGGCAGTGGTACTGTGCTCACATCAGTTTTAAATCACCTAGGTTCTTATTTGATTTCAGTATGTACTTTGTACAATTTGGCTACTATCCGTCCAAATACTGAACATGATATTAACGAAGTGATAGTACATAGTGCTAGAGAAGTCGGTCATTTAGTGACAATAGATTCATGTTACGATGAAGGATATCTAAACTTCTCACACGTGCAATTCTTAAAACGTTCACCGTTCCGCGGTCAAGACGGCATGTTGCACGAGTTCACTAATCTAGGTTGTATTCTGAGATGTTTTGGCAAGGTTGAAGATGACTTGCAAGCTGAGCAACTCAATGTACCGCATGCCCAATTTGTTTCTATGACACATGATCAAAGAATCGATCACTTTTGCTCCGCTGTGGTTCGTGGATGGTGCCATGAACCAACAAATCCCATTATGCGAGCTCTCAGAACTCGTTTTTGTTCCGGCAATGCCGAGGTCAAACATGACTCATTAACGTATGTTTTCGAGGATCAGCTCGACAGATCCTTAATGGACAACACTGAGGCAATCATGAGTCGTTATCTGTGCACACTCGATGAGATTAATGAATTAGCTGAGGTTATTTTAAACCTTCGCTGTGGTCACTTCTCTCGAACCACGATGATGGCCAAGATCCTTAATGTTGATTATGGAGTTGCCTATGATATATAATTTAAAAATCTTTTCTATGATATATAA